CAGGATACCAAGTAGATGCCCCCGCAGCTAATCCCGCCGTACGTGATAGAATTAACGCTGTAAATGCGTTATTATCACACGATAGAATATTAATCAATACTGACAAGTGCGAGAATCTAACACACGCAATGGAGACGCAAGGTTATACGGCTAAGGGAGATCCTGAAAAGTATGATCAGCATCCATCGGTTGATGATTGGATGGATGCGTCAGGTTATTTTATTAATCGCAAATGGCCTGTACGCAAACCCGCGATAGACTTGGATATAAGGTTTAACTAATGCCAATAGATACAAAAAACCCAACATATACAAACAACTTGTCTAAATGGACGCTGGTACGTGATTGCGTATCGGGTGCAAAGCAGGTTAGATCTAAAGGCGTTGTATATCTGCCTAATCCAGATCAAAAAAATGACATTGATAATAACAGTGTCAGATACAAAGACTTTAAAAAACGTGCTCAGTTCTTAAATGTAACCGCGCGCACGCGCAATTCGATGGTAGGGATGGCATTTAGGCGGCCTCCTGTTGTTGATGTAACCGGCATTGAGTACATCATTAATAATGCTACCGGCTCAGGAACAACACTAGAGCAATTAGGTAAGGTCGTAACAGGTGATTTATTAGAGGTTGGCCGCATAGGGTTATTGGTTGACTACCCTGAATCAGAGCCTAATCTAAGCAAGGAGCAAGTAACGGCATTAGGATTTACATCAGGAATAAAAGTTTACACTGCTGAAAATATAATCAACTGGAAGACATCAATAGTTGGCGGTCAAAGCGTATTGTCCTTAGTTGTATTGATGGAAGAGTACAACGTAGATAAAGATGAGTTCGACCAAAGCAAATTAATACAGTATAGAAAGCTATGCTTAATCGATGGCGTTTATAATGTGATTGTCTATCGTGATGACCTAATTCATAGCGTTGCACAGCCTAGAGCTAACGGGCAAACACTAAACCAAATACCATTTATCATCGCAGGCACTTACTCTAACGATCCTGCGGTAGATGATGCGGCGTTGTATGACATTGCAGAGATTAACATTGGTCATTATGTGAATAGCGCATCTTATGAGGAAGGCATAGACTTACACGGCCAACCCATGCTTCATATAGACAGCGGTACGATGACTTCTACAGAGTGGAGCACATTAAACCCAAACGGTGTGGAGGTTGGTGCTCGTCGTGGCATTGTAACTGCTGGTGGTGGTTCAGTAACATTAGTTCAGGCCGTTGCTAACGGTTCAGCAGCCGAGGCAATGACCAAAAAAGAAGCGCAGATGGTTAGCATTGGCGCTCGATTGATTGAACCTAATGGTCAAGCTGAAACAGCGGAAGCATCTAGAATTAAACATGCCGGAGACAATAGTGTTTTAGCCAATGTTGTCCAAAACGCATCCGAAGCCATACAAACGGCGCTAGGTTGGGTTAACTTGTTTATGGGCGTTACCTTTGAGCCTGTTTTTCAGATCAATGAGGATTTCTATGATAAATCTATAGATCCACAAACTATAGTGGCCAAGATACAATTGTTTGACCGTGGCATTATTGGTAAGACTGATATACGCGGTACACTACGCAAGGCCGGTGAGATAGAACGCGATGATGAAGAGATCGAGGCCGAGGCAATTGATCAAGATCCTACTGAATGAGCAGCAACAACGCCCTAATTGACGCTATCACGTTACGTCAGATATTAATTGAGCGTTACAGTAGGGGCGAAGCTAAAAAGCTTGTGAAGAACCTCACACGCTTATCTAGGCAGCTTAAGGAAACGGTTAACAGCGATTACGGCAGAGTACGCGCCGTTAGGTTAGCGCAGCAAGTCACTAGGATTACGGAAACTATACTGAATGAGTATGGCGATGAAATGATTGTAGGCTTAAAGGAGTTCGGCAAAGAAGAGGCAGAATTTATAGCTCAAGCATTGTTAGCGACTACAGCAGCAGAGGCGGTATCATCACCATCATTGCGACAGATACAGGCATCTATAACTAAGGTGCCAATGAGATTGATTAGCGGTAAGAAAACTCAAACATTGACCATTGAGGAAGCTGTTAAGGTATTCACCAAGAATCGATCAAAAGAAATAGGTCAGATTATTCGTGATGGGTCCCTAGTGGGTAAAACATCGCAAGAGCTAGTAAAAGACATTGATGAGGTTGTAGGCGGCAAGTTTAAAAGCCAAGCTGAGACACTGGTTAGAACATCAACTAACCATATGGGCAACATAGCGCGGTCAGCTACCTACAAGGCTAATGATGATGTTATAATAGGGGAAGAATATACGGCAACGCTTGACAGTAGAACATCTATATCATGCTCTAGTTTAGATGGTCAGATATTCCCAATAGGGAAAGGGCCAATACCACCAATACATTTTGGTTGTCGATCAGTAAGGGTGCCAAAGGTTAACCCTAAATTTGACTTAGGATCTGAGATAGTAGGTGAGCGAGCATCGATTGATGGGCCAGTACCGGGCAATGTAACCTATGGTGGGTTTTTAAAACGTCAGAATGCAGCGGTACAGAATGAAGTGCTAGGCGTTGAGCGAGCAAAGTTATTTAGAAGCGGCAAGTTATCTATTGGTAAATTTACCGATGACTCAGGCAAGGTTTACAGTTTACAACGGCTAAAGGAATTAAACCCTTTAGCATTTAATAGTGCTAGTAGCACGAAAAACGGTCAGTGACCAAGGTGAAGACAATGGCAGACGAAAAAACCCCAGAAGAATTAGCGGCAGAAACTCAAGCGGCAACAGATGCAAGCAATGCTGAATGGCAAGGCAAGCTAGATACGCTTATGGCAGACAACGACAGGTTAAACGCTAAGATCAGCGAATCAAACAAACACACTAAGGCTGCTGAAGCTAAAGCGGCCAAAGAAGAGAAGGAACGGCTAGAAGGCGCAAACAACTATGAGCAATTATACAAAAGCTCAGAGACAGAGCGCGAGGGGTTAATGCAACAGATTGCAGACCGTGATTTAAAGTCAGCATCTACAAGTGAAGAAAACGCAGCCTTGACATTAGCCAACGAATTGACTAAAGACACTAAAAGGGCTAGACTTTTAGCCAAAGAGTTAAAAGGTCGTCTAAAATACACTGAGGACGGCATTAAAGTAACAGATTCAAGCGGTAATTTGACAGTGTCAAGTATCGCAGATTTAAAATTAGAAGTTTCAAAAAATCCAGACTATGATTTTCTCATTGATGGTGTTGACTCAAGCGGTGGCAGTGCTACCGGAAGCAACAATAACGGCGGTGCCGCAACAACTTATACAATGTCTGAATTTAAGGCATTAAACCCGGCACAACAGATGGCAATCGCTAAAGACTGTCGATCTGGTAAAGCTGAAATCATCGATTAATAGAGAGAAATTAAAATGGCTGAGAATACTATAACGGGCTTAGTGCCTGATTTTTATGAAGCGCTTGATATTGTATCAAGAGAACTTACCGGTATGACCCCCGCAGTTACTATGAATGCTTCGGCGGCAAGTGCTGGTATCAATCAAAACATTCGTGTTGATGTGGAGCCTGAGGGCAACATAGGCGACATTACACCCGCAATGACAATCCCTGACCCAACTGGTCAAACATCTGGCTTCACTGACATTCAAATCACTAAGTCACGCGCTGCCGAGTTTGGTTTTATTGGCGACGATCAATTAAAGCTTAATAGTGGCCCTGGTTATCCCGGTGTTCGTGCTCAGAAGATTGCACAAGCTATTCGTAAAGTTACGAATGAGGTCGAAGCTGATCTTTGTGGCTTATATTCAACTATGAGTCGCGCTGTTGGTACGGCTGGCACTACTCCATTTGGCACTGCCAACGATTACACTGCTGCGGCATTAGCTAGACAAGTGTTAAAAGATAACGGCGGTGATATTGATCCGCAGCTTGTTATCAACACTAGCGCAGGCGTGAATATGATTGGTCTACAGTCAGCGGTTAATGCTGCGGGTACTGATAGCCTCTTGCGTCAAGGTGTATTGCTTGATGTTGCAGGTATGCCATTGCGTGAGTCAGCGCAGATACTAACACCGGCGGCTGGTACTGGCGCAAGTGCTACAACTAATGCGGCTGGTTATGCTATTGGCGCAACTGTTATAACCTTAGCAAGTGCTGGTACAGGTACGTTGATTGTTGGTGACGTTATCA